CCTTATTATATGCATTGTCATCCCCATAACATATAAAATGAACGGAATGAATAAAATGTGAGTACGCCTCCTCCTGCTGATCCTCAGGGAGGGAGGATACTTGATGAAGACAAAAGAGTGTGTGCCACAAAAACATTATCCAAGAATCCATGTGACTTGTATTGAAACACCCTGATGGAACTATCCCTTGAATCTCTACCCAGATAACTCCAAAAAGGTGAGTGACACGCTGTATCACGGCCTTTGCCACCCATTTCAATATTTGTTTTTTTAAATTAAAATCAGGATCCTTTGGATCTTCATAGTCCAACATCGTGGAAAAATACAAGTTCATAAAGAAATGATGTATACTTTGATCCATATTAGTAACATCACCCTCTACCATTATATTTTTCCACTCGTTTTCTTGTGACACTCCCAATATTTCCGCCAGTCGTTGTGCTCCTCCTCGACTCCATTTCATTCCTATTTGTATAACATTTCCGCGCTCCTTCAAATGGCGAACATGTGATACCATCTTCTCTAAATAGTACAATATGCTATTTGGAATAACGAACAACCGAACCTTATTGTTCTTTTTATCCCACTTAGCATCATCGAACTGAGCATCCCTAAAAAAAAGATACTCCAATTTAGGAGATATTTTCCATGCTATGGAGGGAGGCACCCCAGACACTATCGCCTGGACGACAGCTTTAATATCCGCAGCAAAATGTTCTAAACGCTTCCCTTTGTTCGAGATATTGAATTTCACGGTCTCCCCAGACTCGTTTAATTCATATTTTTTTTCAAATCCTTGAGGGTGAACTCCTGCCGCAGCTCCCATATACGTATCGCTAAAATCTGTCTTCATAACGGGGGTCTCTTCCTGCTGTTTACAACCAAATTTTTCTTTCATTATATTCAAAGCATTAGATAAATGATCTTTTATCATATCCTTCCCTAGCTGCGGTATTTCCGGATCCCGCGCCATCGATAGGGCTGCTTCTGCTAACTTATAAGGATACAAATTAGCCATGCTATTGATATGATTTGGTCTACCATTGATTGTACCCACCCCCAGATAATACGTAGACAACTTCTTTACACACATATGTTTCAACATGTGTAAAGTATTATGTGGAGCTGCTACTATATCCAGCAGC